AGTTGGGTTTGGCATGGCTCTCCTTTATGAGTTTTTAATTCCGTATAGGTAAAATGAACTATCTGCTAACCATGAACCACCATTACCTGAGATAGTCATAGAAGTAATTGCTGCTGAGTTTGACCATAATGCCGCACCAATGAACTCGAATGCGCTTGCAGTATTTGTCTCAACACTTGAATCTGTAATTATAGATTTAGAATTGGATGAAGTGTAATTAAGAACATAGAACTCACCATTACCGAAAGTGCTGGCAAGTTGTGAATTTGAAGGTTGTTGCCCTAAATTAGATGAACTGCCCGAATCGGTATAAACATCAGCCTGAAAGGTAAATAAACGTCTGAAAGTGAAATTTGAAGATGATCCGTTAAATGAAACTATAAGATCGCCTGCTTCTTGACTGGAAGCACCTCTTGCAGAAATAACGCATTTTAAATCTGTATAAGTGCTAGGAATTGAACTAAAAGTAACTGAGGCAGTAGTTGAGCCTAATATACTTTTTTCAATGAGTGTGTAAGTAGCCATTATGCTGCCTTAACTCCAAAAAGCGTAAAAGTAGTTCCAGCCGCCATATTATTAGGGGTCGTTTTAATTGTTATTTGATTGATCGCAGCAGGCGTAGCACGCCACAAAGTTACAGCCATGGCGACATCACCACCTGCGTAACTAGTTCTTGAAAGTGTTGTCTTAAATGTTGAAGTATTAGAATAATTCATAATTTGCATAATATGGCTATATCTGCGACCACTTGACCAAGTGCTTGCAAAATTTAAATATGATTCAGAATAAGCACCTGAAAAATAACTTGACCCGTCAGCCCTAATATATTTTTGTGAATAATTGGTGGCTGCGGTTTCGCCATTATACCTAAAAACAATATCACTAGTACCACCCGCACCTTCACCATCAATAACTAAAATTAAATCGGTGTATGTTGAAGGAATTGAGGACATTACAACAATGCTGTTTGTTGAACTCCCAAGCGTCGTAGTTGCTAAAGGTTCATAAGTAACTGCCATGATTTAATCCTTTATCCCATAAAGCGCGAAATGGCTATTATTTAATATGTTGTCTCCGGTTTGACTTGAAATATTTATTTCGGTAATTGCTTGATCAGCGGTTCGCCAAGCACCGCTATTAAATGATAAACCGCCATTGTCATTATTGTCTGAACCTGCAAAAACTCTAATAACTTTATTTTTTGATGTACTAGTGTAATCTAAAATATCTGCTACAAAAACACCGAACGTATTTGCGGCGGCTGAATTTCCAGCAGCGTAATAGTTAAATACTCCAGTTGAACCACCATTGTTATTTGAAAAAACGCTAGTTTGACCAGTACCTCGCATTGAGTGGGCTGTATATGCTGAAGTTGCAGCGTTAAAACCAATTAAAAAATTGTCTGTTGTGCTGGCTCTGTTAGTTCTGATTAACGCTCTAATCTGTAAATGTTTATAGGTTGAAGGTATGCTAGTAAATGACACACTTGACGCACCGCCTGAGCCAACCAATACAGTAGAAATGCTTTCATAAGAACCTTGGGGCGTAGGTGGCGCACCCGCACTTAATAATCCAGCAGTAATATTGCCAATCATTAGGCAATTCCACCCACAACATACCAAGTATCTGTTCCAGTTTTAATTGCAACAGCAGTTTTATATTGAGCCAAGGTCGGCGCTGCTGGAACTGTCGCTGATGACAAAATTGTTGTTGTTCCTGAAGTCACTGCACTAATTGTGCATAATCCTGCACCAATGTTAAGAATTGTTAGGGCAGTACCAATAGGAAACGCAACTGAAGCGTTTGTTGGTATCTTATAGGCAATGGCAGTTTCCTTATTCATAATCTCTAATACCTGATAAGCGTCAGCAATAACTGCTGTGTAATCGCTAGTGTTAGCAGTGCCTACTGTGTATGACGTTAAGCCATTGAACATGGCCGCAGACAAAACGTCTCCGGTGCTTGCTGGAAATCCTGTTGCCATTCTTACTCCTTATTTAGTAACTAAGTATATCATCACCAAGTACGCCATACGTGGCATTCCCGATAATAAACCCATCAGCGATAGGTTCAAGCGTGGTCAGCGTGCCTAGCCATTTGTTAGGAGTAATTTCCCAGTTAAGGCCCTGCACCTGAAGATTCTTTGTGATGGTAGATCCATCAGGTTGAATGTTAGAGATATTGACGTTTCGGAAATAGTCAATGCCAAGCATTGTGTCCGTTGGAACATCTGTATCTAAAAGATCAACAGTCATGGCATCAATTCGGATTGTGGTATCTGATCGAGTTGCCACATACAGCCTTGCAATGTTCATTGCATCTGTATCAGATTGAATGATCAGATCGCCATAAGAAACCGAATGCGGGAAGTAAGTTGCAACGCTTCCACTGTCCTCAGCAAATTGCGCAACGCCCCCAATGGAAGTGATAGTCGCTTGATTAATAATAAGTTTGTCATCGAAGGCAAATTGTAAATTCTTATATGGAATGCCACCGGTTTGATTGAACTCGATAGGAGTACCACCGGCTGATGCAATTACATTAGCACGATTCTTAAATACTGCCTGTCCTTCGGCATTCATGTAAAACGCACCCTGCTCGCTAAACTCTGCATTGATAATCGTATTCAAGGCAGTGCGAGTGGTTGCAGGGTCGGCCTGAACTAAAGAATTGCCGGTATCGATCAAACGGAGTCCATTAGGGAAAGATACTGTGTCCAACACCTTATTGATGCGGGTTCCGGTATCTTGACCAGCCGCTTGACCTGTGATGGTGGTCACATTTGCTAAGTTAAACAAACGGAAGCCATCAAATGCAGTGATGTCCACATAACCGACTTGCTCGGCTTGATCGTATGAATAAGAGTATGTGGTCGTATATCCGCTGAATAGGTAATAACTCACGCCGTTATATGTAGCAGAAATACGCATCTTACGTAAAGGAGTCAGTTGGCCATACAGATCACTATTTGTGTTTTGAGGATTGAATCGCCCATCAACGTCATAAACACGAATTATTGCAGTGCCGGATTCATAGGTGTCTCTTAATACGTTTCGACCACGCTTAATGCTAATTGTTCGAGTGGTTGAGGTTAAGTCAATAACCAAGGCAGGTGCAGTGCTATCTGAAAGAATACCAACGCCCAAAACGCCATCAACAGGATCTCCGATTGTAAACGGGTTGCCGAAGGTCGCACCCGATGAGAAGTTTAATGAGACGTTTAATTGAGCAGGTAAGGCCATTAGTCTATGAGTGACAATCTATTAACTTTGGTGCTGATGCCTGATGCTGAGTTATTGACCTGAGTATTGGTTACGTAATCAGTTATCTGTTGATTTCCGATCTGAACATTAACTGTGATGTCTTTGCCAGTCATAGGATCAATATTTGGATTAGACTTAAAGTATGCATCGGCTTGAGCCTGAAGGCGTGCAGATGATGCTGCAAGTCCTTGAGCCGCACCGGATTCAATTCCAAGGCTAATGAACTCAGTTGTTAGATTGCTTTGTATCGTATCGTACTTAGATGGGCCTGTTTGATTTGGAAGGCTTGGGATAGCCAACTTTAATCCTGCCATCATTGCTGCTAATTCTTGAATGTATCTTGGCCAGTCAGCGAATGGGTTTAATGCTTTAGGCAATGAACTGATAGCCAATGCAAGATTGGTTGTACGCAATTGAGATTCAATTAACTTCTCAGATAACCTCTTTGCTTCATCTGCATTATCAGTAAGTAGAGCCATCTGTAATTGTAGGCGTGTTTTTTCTTCTTCGGTAATCTTGCCCTGCAACGCAGCCATAACCTGAATGCGATCCAAGTCCATTACAGTATTGGCCTTCTTCAACTTGGCTTGATCCGCTTCCTTCTTGGCAGCAGCATCAGCCAATTTCTTTTGTTTAGCCAAAAATGCTTGATACTCTTTAGCGGCTTTTTTCTGAATCTCCGCTTGAGCATAAGCCTGTTCAAGTAACTTAGTATTTTGACGTAATTCTTCATTTTTTATTTCTTGGCGTACTTCATCTACGTTGAGAAGATATGACCAACCTTGAACAACTCGATCCAATAGGCTGCCAACAATAGGCATGGTGTTTAATTTGTTAATTAAGTTACCGACTGCGATGGTCGCTGCCGCTGTGAAGTAACCTAGATTTTCCATGGCTTTAGATACGCCACCGATGCCTTGATTACCTGTTGCAGCCTGAGCAGCCATGATGAGGCCTTGGCCTACTGTCTGTTTTAGATTCTCAAAATCATTACGTAACAATTGAATCTTGCCAGCATAAGTGTCAAGGTAAGCCGCAGATGCGCCCGTAAATTGTTTATTTAATTGTGCCGTAATTCCAGCCATGTCGCCGGTGGCAAGATAAGCCTTATTTAAACCAAGGCGTAAGTTACCTAAGCCCTTAGTATTTCCTGCGTAGCCTTTACTTAACGCATCAATCACAGTACCTAGATCATTTGAAGATCCACGTGCAACGTTAATTGCTAGGTCTAAATCCTTGACGGCTTGGTTAGCGTTGCCAGTAGCCAAATACAATTGTTGGAATGCAGGAATTAAAAGATCATCTGCAACGCCGCTTAATTTAGATAAGTTATTAAGGCCAGTGATTGTGTCAGGAAATGCTAAGAGTTGGCCAGTATTTTTTAATACGTTTTGTAACTTGGTCGCTGCAATCTCTGAATCTTCAAATTCTTTAACTGACGCTTTACCAAATTGAACAATCTTATTTATTGAAAAACCAACACCCAAGGCAACGGCAAGATTCTTGGCAGATTTGCTAAGTTTGGCCATTGATTTTTCAGCGGCCTTTGCACCTTTATCTTTATACTCGGATACAATATCAATTTTGACTGTCATGCTACTAGTGTCAGCCTCTCTGTTCCTCTGTTAAATTCTTGAGTGGCTTTGTTAATAGCCTTAAAAATTGCATCCTGTAATTTACCCTGATCGTTGTAAACGGCCTTGTAGATGATGCGGCCGCGATCTTCTCGGCGTTGGCCGATCTGTGAAAACCCGCCATAAGTTCCTTGAATAGCACGATTAAAATGTGCGCCGGCATTAGGGTTATTACTTTGTGATTTAGGATCGCCGTTAAAGTTTTTACGGCCGGCAGTCTCAATGATTGCACCGGCTGCCGATCTATTTAATAATGAATAAAGTCCTACGAATCCAGCGGAGTTCCGTTTTTGTGCGCCGGTACGATATGTGATTCCTTGCCGAACAACTTTTGGATCGTATTTTGGAAATGCACGCAGATTAGGTGCTAAGGCTGTTTTTGCCTTTGTTCGAGATGTTGTTTCCTTGCCGTTATCTTGCCAAGCATAAAGGCCGTTAATCGTTGGCTGAATCATATTCTTAGCATCGCCAACAACGACCTTCATTGCCGTTTTAATTTCTTTGTTCATCTGCTCATAAAGATCAGGTGCAAATTTCCTTAAGGCTTTACGGGTTTCAATTAAACCGCTTACCTTTACGGGCATTTTCCACCTTCTTTGCTTTATCTTTTAAATAGGCCAATGTCGCTAATAACATTGATCTATCCATATTTAAATACTCTGAATGCGGAATGCCCGTCTCAACTGCAAGTGATGCAATTAAATAAGTAAAGTCATTCCGCGTTACCCATTTGGGGTATCAGCATCCAAGATTTCAACTGTTCGTATCGTCTCTAGAAACTGTTCCCCAAATGGTTTAACTGTTTCGCCACTTCTTCTCAAGCATTCCCATGCAAGCCAGTAGATGTCTGATTGCATTTCTACATCTCTAAACCTCTTATGGAATCCTGACTTAAAGTGTTGTTCAAATGCGTACTCGATCGCAGGTGAAATTTCATGTGTTGATTCTTCACCTGATGCCTTGGTGACCTTAAGTGCTAACAATTTTTACTCCTTAGAATGTACCTGTTGAAGCGATTGCAACTGCACCGCTTACGTTCCATGTTACATCCTGCACGCCAATATCGCCAACAGATCCGGCAATGTCGGTAGTGTTATTTACTAACGCTGTGAATGTGTAAAGTGGGTTAGTCGCTGAAACTGCTGAATCTTTATCTTGCAATAAAACAACAGTCACGTTGGTTCCCCATGCCGCTTGCAGGGTTTGTAAAACTTTGCTTGAAGCGGTGTCATTCAAAAATGAAATGGAAACGTTTGAAGCCTCGAGGCCCTTAACTGCCTTGTGACCTGTGTCACCCATGGCTGTTACCTCAAGTTCATCAAATGTGCGGTTAAGTGTGATTGCGGTCACATGGTCAGATAGATCGACTGAATTAACCTTTACGCCGACCTTGTTATTTAGAAATACAGCCATTGGTTATTCCTCGTCTTTCTTTACGATTTTTGGCTTTTCGGTTGATGGTGCTACTTGCCCGACTTTTTCAAGCCAAGCCTTATCCTCTGAAGGAATATCGATTGTCATTTTAACTCCAACTTGTCATGATCGAGACGGACATCTCTGATGTGAGCATTTCTCCTGCAACCGCAGATAAAACTGTTGGTGCAGATATATTGCCAACGCTAAGTTTTAAGGTTGTTTGTGTTGCCAGTTTATTGAACACGCCAACAACCATGTTTTCGATTCCCTGTAAGTTTCCTTGGTTATCGAACATAGGAACAATCATTACGATCTTAAAATTTACTTTAGGTGCAACAGTTGAATAAACATTGTTGGATGGTTCAATGTAAGGATCATCCGGTTGAACAATTACTGAATTTGCAATGGGAGTGGCCGGCGGAAAGGAAAATACCGACCACTCACCTGCGCTC